TGGCAGAGTGGCTATGCAGCGGATTGCAAATCCGTGTACCTCGGTTCGACTCCGGGACGCGCCTCCAGTTACACCCTGCCCGGGTGGTGAAATCGGTAGACACAAGGGATTTAAAATCCCTCGGCTTATGGCTGTGCGGGTTCAAGTCCCGCCCCGGGCACCATATTAAAAAGACTAATTAAAACAAAGCAGTATAAGCAATGTCGTAACCGCCCAAGGGCGGTTTTTTCGTTTCTGGAGTCTGCACCATATTTGGAAATGACTACAAAATGACTACATTGCGTCCACAACACTTTTTCCCCCCCATAATTTCCCATTCGACAGGCAAAAGAAAACCCGCGATGCGGGCTTAGTTTTACCACCAGGAAATTTGCTGACTTCCACGCTGCGGGTGAGGCGGGACAGATTTGATCTGACCAGGTGAAACGATTATCTGTGCCACCGTTTCATGTGATTTGAATGTGCAACTGCAGTTGATGTTCTGGCACTGATGATAACGTTCCTTCGTTTCCTTCGAGATATAACGGCTCGATTTGGTGTGTGCTGCGTTCTGGCAAAGCGGACAATGCATCATATAAGCGCTACCTGAATTGAATAACTTGAGGATTGATTACTATTTTGACTACTACCGTAGGCATTTGCAAACAAATAACTAGTCATTTGTGAATGAGTCATACTCAACGTCATTAAGTAACACCTCAAAATCGAGTTGTGTGGTGTAGCCATTGTTGCTCAGGCTATGCGTCACCTTACTAATGAGCCACGGCTGCGCATCGATCACCGATTTAAAGCCGCTGACTTTGACCGGTGTTTCGGGATACAGATCAGCCCGCCCCATTGCCAGCGTAAGCGAAAATTCAGCCACGCCGCGCTGTAGCTTTTCCCACTTAGCTTTAGCGGCGCGCATCGCTGTTGCTTTGCTGGAATAGACTGTCGTTAACGAAAACACGTTGTCTTCGCTGCCTGCCAGATAATCGCCTTCTTTCTCCTCCGGTGGCTTAACAACCTGTGTTTTCGATTTCTTTGCTGCGGGATGTTCAAGCGCGCGAAGCTGCCGCACTTTCGTTTTGCGTTGCAGCTTCACTTTCTTAGGCTTTGGGTCTTTGGTGTGAAGCCAGCTTGCTGATACGCCGGTATAAGCGCCACGGTCAGCGATGCTGAAAGTGTGCCGGTCACCATCTTTACGCGTGATGGTCATCTGTGGGATGGGTTTGCCGCTAATGGTGACGCCATTACCCGGTCGGATAAACAACAGACGACCGGCTTTTACTGCAGCGACCGCGCCATAGAGTGTGGCAAGGCGCATCAGGAATTTGGCGTCGGTCTCCTGTGTCTGGTCAATATGCGCCACCGCAATCCCGGCAAAGCCATCGGCAAGCATAGGTTTAAGTTTATTGCGACCGGCAATCTGCGTGACAATATCTCCCAAGGTTGTTTCGTGGTAGGACACTTCACGGCGGGAATTCAGTGAGCCGCGAAAATCAGCACTGCGGGCGCGAATCGTCATAGTGTCCGGCGCGCCGTGATGCTCGACTTCATCGACGGTAAAACTCCCTTTCCCGATCAGCGCTTGTCCTTTCCAGCCGAGAAACAGCTTTACCACAGCGCCGCGTACTGGCATCGCCAGTTGACCGTCTGCGTCGTCCAGCTCGAGGTCGAGCTGGTCAGCCTCAAAGCCGCGGTTATCGGTCAGCGTGAGCGATATCAGGCGATCACGAATGTTCGCTGTGACATCCTTTGAATTGACCGTCAGCATAAAATCAGGAGTTAAACGCGCGCCCATCTGCACCGGCAGGCCACTGATACCGGTCATCCGATCAACCCTCCCGCCTGTGAAATGAGATTGCCGGCCGCTGACTTAACGCTGCCGATGGTCGATGTGATTTGCCCTGGTAGATTTCCCGCACCGCTGATAAGCCCATCAGCCTGCTTTTTAAGATCGCCAAACATTGACGTAAGAGACTCATCCACACGTAAGAGGCTTAACGTAAACATGATTTTGCTGGCCGTGCCATTAGGGAAAAATTCGCTGTGGGTATTCGAAATGCTCTCGATAACGTACATGCCATAAATCATACCGCTGCCACCAATTAGCGGCCATGCCATACCCTCATCGGCCAACAGCCGAATCGTCATCAAAGAAATGGCGCCGCCAGTAATCTCGGGTCGAAGTTCTCCAGAAAGCGTGATTTTTTCGTCACCCGGCCCGATGAACTGCGCCGCCGGTCGCTGACCAAAACGGCTGTTAGTCGGCCAGCGATAATCGATGTTCTGCTGCAGCTCACCATATGGCAGCGTCTGTCGCATGAATGGCATCATGCCGTAGATCATCATCATCGCTTAATCCTCCCAGCTCATTTTGCTGCGATTCTGCGCTTGTCGGTTACGCTGCTCACGCGCCTGATGCTGCGCCATAAGTGCCAGCGCATCGTCTTTGCTCATGCCTTCATGCATGTTGATTTCATACTGGTAACTGTTCTGACTGCGGTCGGTAAATCCGCCGCCTGCGGACGGTGCCGACACGGGTCGATAGGGCGCACCACCAGTTGCCAGGCTGTATTGCAACCCACCCGTATTTACGCCAGCGCCGCCCGTTGCTATCGGATCAGGTGAGGGGACTTTGTTTTTCAGACCATCAGATTTGGTGTCGATGATGCCGAGTTTTTCCAGCACCCAATCAATACCACCTCGCAACTGATCAAGGGCTTCTCCCGGTATCTTCAAAGCCTCCGCCAGCATGTTGCCGAACTTCTTACCCATCTCACCGGCAGAGGCCAGCTCCGTCTGCGTGGACTTAACCGGATCCAGCAACTTGCCAAACCATTCCCAAAGCTCTTTGACCTTGCCGCCCAGCCATTCAAACGGCGGCTTTAGCGTGCCAAACGATTCACTTATCGGCCCCATCGCAGCAGTAAACCCGTCAGCAACGCCAGCCATAAATGCGCTGATAGGTTCCCAATATTTACGGATCATCAATGCACCCGCCACGACGGCCGCCACGACAGCGACGACCGGCAACGTGATTAAACCAAGCGCCGCTGTTATTGCACCGCCAGCAATGCTGAATGCTGTGCCAAGAAAAGCCGCGCCTGCAATCAACGCGTTAATCCCTGCGACGACCGGCCATGCAACCAGACCAATTAATCCCAGCCCTGCGACTAGCGCAGTCGCCGCGCCGGTCAGCATGACGATTTTGGTTGTCAGTTCAGGATTGGCTTTCACCCAGTTGCCAGCGGTGATAAGCCATTTATTGGCGGTGGTCGTCAGCTTGCGAAGAGATTTATCCTGCTGTTCAAATACCTCAATGCGTACGTCTTCCCATGCTGATGAGAGGTTGAGCAGATCGCCATCAAGGTTATCAACCTGGACGCTTGCCACTTGCTTAGCAGCTCCGCCTGCGCTCATCAGGTAGCCGCGCTTTTCATCAAGCCTACCGTTCCCAGCTGCGTCGATAAGGTTGATGGCACCTTTCATCGCTTCTTCGCCAAAAATGGTTTTGATGTATTCCGCCTGCTGCGCTGTGCCGAGCCGGTTCTTTTTGAATGAGGCATCAATGCTTTTGAGAATGCCAAACACCGGCAGCATGTTGCCTTTACTGTCGCGCGTATTGACGCCTAACTCGTTTAGGGCGGCGGACGTTCTGCCGGTCGGTGCCTGTAATCGGGTGAAAATAACGCTGCCACCGGTTCCCGCCATCGAACCTTTGATACCGTTATCTGCCATCACACCAAGCATGGCGGTGGTGTCTTCGATGCTGGCACCAGCTGCGCGCGCAACCGGAGCGACATATTTCATTGCCTCGCCCAGCTCAAGCAAGCTGGTATTGGACTTGGTGAAACCCTTCGTCATTACGTCGGAAACGCGCTGGATCTCCGCCATCGGGATTTTGAAAGCGGTCTGCATGTTGGTAACGATGTCAGCCGCCTCGGCAATATCGACCTTAGACGCCAGTGACAGGTTTACCGTTGATTCCGTTGACGCCAGAATGGCGTCGGCATCGTAGCCGGAACGGGCCAGCGTGCTCTGCGTACGCGCCACATCCGTTGGAGAAAACGCCGTACTGCCGCCAATGTCTCGCGCCTGTTTGCGGATAGCTGCCAGCTTAGGATCGTTTTTACCGGTATCGAGCAGCGCCTGCGTTTCTGACATCTGCTTGTCGAATTCCATACCCGGCGCAATCAGCCTGCCTTCTGCATAGAGTGCAGCGCTACCACCGGCAAAGCCTGCCGCACCGGTATTGCGCACTTTCGCTGACAGCTCCTGCCCACGTCGGTAGCGTTCGCTGGTTCGGTTTAAGCGTTCCTGCTGCGCGTTCAGCCGCTGCAACTCCTGTTTCTGCCGGTTCATCGCGAGCGTTGCCTGCGCAGAGGTGCTCTTGAGTCGTTGCTGTTCGCTACTGAGGTTACGCGTGGAAATACCAGCAGATCTTAATGCCTCGCGCTGCTGCTGCACTGACAGGCGCAAAGAGTTCGACTTGGTTTGTAACTCTGCCGCTGCTTGCTTAGCCTTCTCAAGTGCACGTGCCTGCTGTGCCGTAGGGCGCTCGGTGCTTCTGAATGCCACCGCAAGCGCTGCCGCTTCGGCCTTGGCATCTTTGAGTCTCTGTTGGGTGATAGCAAGCTGTGCGCTGGTCTTGCGGAACCCCTCGATTTTACCCGCCTGCGCATCGAGGGCTTTGATGTTGTTCTGCGTCTGGCGGATCTCAGTGGCAAGCCCTTTGGTGGCACGTTCGACGGCTTTGAAAGGACGCGAGGCTTTGTCTACCGCGTTCAGCAGCACCTGTACTCTGAGGTTATTGCTCATCCGGGTTTGCTCCGCTGCGGATAAAGGCTTTGTGCCGCCAGCCCATCAGCTCGGCCAGCGGCATGTCGTACATTTCAGAAGGAGGCCAGTGGAATATTGTGGCAATGTCGGCAATCAGATCGTTAACCGTCAGGCCGTTCGGCCACTCTATTCGTCCGACTTCGTCTGCAAAAAACCGATCACCTTGCCGCCGAGTGAAATCAGGTCAATCGGGTCGAGAGCGTTGCACTCAGCTTTTGTCAGCGATGGCATAGTGATACGCGGCAACACAGTCAGCAGCGCGTCAACGTCAGACTGACACAGGTCGGCCAGCCGCACGCCTCGCAGACTTCCAGCCGTTGGCTTAATCAGTTCAACCTGTTTGATTTCGCTTTCACCACGCTTAAGCGGAGTTTCAAAAACAACGGTGTTTTCGTTCTGTTCCATCTTGGTTATCTCTTCAATTAAGTCAGCGCCGCACTGGCGCTGGTTGCAAGTTTATACCAGGCCAATGTTTTTACGGCGCTGTTCGAGGCGGTCAACGCCGTTAACCTTCTCCACCATGTTGATGGTGTCAATTTCGATCAGCTCTTTGCCGTTCCACGTCAGTTTGTAGTAGGTGCACTTCGAGGTGATTTTGGTCTCGGTGTCCTCGCCCTGTTTGGCTTCTCCAAAGTCATAGCTCTGGTGCTTACCACGCACCTCAACCTCAACCGCGATTTCTTCGCCGGTATCGTCGCGTTGATAAGAGCCGGTGAAACGCAGCGGCACGGCAGATGCGCCCCACTGCGTGAGCACCAGCTCATCCAGCCCGCCGATGCTCCATTCAACATCAAGGGCGTCATCTTCCAGACCGTTGTCGATGTGCGCCGCGCCGCTCATGCCGCCTGCGCGGTACGGATCGAGCTTGCGCGCCAGCTTCGGCAGCGTGACGGCGGTAACGATGCCCTGATAGCTGTTTGCATCGTTGAAAAGGTTCATCGCCTTTAGTTTGCGTGGCAGTGCCATTTATCCGGCTCCTTAGCTGTTAACGGATGCGGCGAAGCTCGCCAGATAGGTGTCGGTGATGCGCTGGCGTAACGTCAGGTCTTCCAGCGGCGGCACCGGCGTGTAGTCGTAATCGATAAAGAGCTTGCCCGCTTTCAGGGTGTCTTTATCGTTGGCGCTTTCATCGTACCAGGCGGACGCGCCCAGCAGATAACCGGCGCTGACCAGCTCGCGGAATTTTGCGTTGATGCCCGCGATAATTTCGCGCACCAGTACCGGCGTCAGCGGCTTATCAACTGCCCACATGTGCGCCTCGGCCATCGTATCGGCCAGCACCTGCGCGGTGCGGGTGTAGTTCTCAAACTGGAATAGCGGATCGTCGCTGCAGGTGCGGTTGCCCCAGAAGCGGAAACCGTCTTTGCGAATTAGTGTGGTGACGTCGGCCTGGTTCAGCAGGTCGGCATCGGTGCCGGTCTGCTGCAGATCCCAGAACACCGACGCGGAGATACCGGTCACACCGTTTACGCCAACGTTCGACAGGGTTTTATGCCAGCCAGTGTCGTTGTCAATTTTGGCGCGCAGGCCCAGCGCGCGGGCGGTGGCGTAAGCAACGTCGGATTTATTTGCGGTGGTATTCCATGCGAGGAAATCCGGCCAGATCACCATCAGCTCACGCTGGCTGAAGTTGTCGCGATACAGGCGGGCTTCGGAAATGGTTTTGCATTCCCAAGCCGAGACGTAGGCGAAGGCGCGCAGTTGCTGCGCGATGCTGGCAAGCGCGGTGGCAACTTCCAGCGAGTCGAGGCCCGGCACGCCGAGAATGCGCGGCTTAACGTCGAGCTGCGTCTGCGCGGCGAGCAGCGCTTTTATGCCGGTGTACTGGCCGTTTTCGTCGGTGCCGCCGATGATGTTGGAAATGGTTTCGGCATCGTCTGCGCCTTCCGCCACGCGCACCACGACGGTGACGGGTTTTGACTGGTCAGCGATTGCCTGCAGCGCAGCGGAGAGCGTGCCTTTCACGCCAGCCTTGCCAACTGCGCCCTGCACGTTGGTGATCAGTACCGGCGTATTTAGCGGGAACGTTGCCCCATCCGCATCCTGCGCGGTGCAGACCATGCCGACGATTGCGGTTGATACGGTGGAGATGGTGCGCGTGCCGTCGTTGATTTCGACGACGCGGACACCGTGATGATAATCTGCCATCTGTTGCACTCCTGGTTAAAGGTGTGCTCAGGGTGTCAGCTCAGGCGGAGCGGTGCATTCGGTTGCGGTTTACTGATGGATCAACGGACAAAAGAAAAGCCCCGCAGGGCTTTCAACTTCACGCTGGCTTTTCCGGCCAGTCAATATCAGGTGCTGCCTTTACATCAATCCGACTCAGCATTACGCGGTACTTTTTCCACTCAGCGAGTCGCGCTGTTTCTTCGTCCGTCGCTATGCTGATATCCACGGCGTCCTGCAGAGGGGCAATCGCCCGGTTGGCATCATCCATTTCTGCGGCCAGTCGGCTGCTGGCAAGAAATACGGCGTCTTCTGCCTCAATAACCGGCGCGGTAAATACGCCGTCGCTGTAGAGGTAATTCACGTCCGGTTGCTCAGCAAGTGCGGTAATGTCCACCCAGACCAGCGACGGGTGATAGAGCTTTTCAGGCTTCACGCTGAGCGAGACGATTTCCTCGACGCGCTGATCCTCAATGCGGGCATACGTTTTCATCAGGTGTACTCCTCAATATAAATCACGCCGTGAGAGCCAAAGTTTCCAATAAACGGATTATCGCGAGTGCTGCCCCCTCCACCCATGCCAAAAGATACCTGTCGGCCAAGCGTTGCATTCTCTGAACTGCGGATACCTCCGCCCCAGTAACTCACGCCGCCATCACCGGAACCGCCGCGATAAACGTTAGTGGTTGCACTAATAAGTCCCGGTGAATCACTGCCGTCACCGCCCTGAAGATTGATTTCTCCACCGACGGCAACACCTCCCCGCCCCCCGTCACCGCCAGTTGCGGGAACGGCACCGTTAGCCGCCGTCAACACGCCGTTGAACGTGCTGCTGGTCTGCGTAAGCGTGTCGTCACCGCCACGGCCCACCACGCCCGGATAAGTTTTAGTGTCGTCAACATCCAGCCAGGCAATCGCGGTAGCACCCGCACCGCCGCCCGCACCGCGTGCGCGGTAGTCCGACCCCCAGCCAAGGAAGCCGTACCCGCGTGCGCCGCCGCCGGTGATGATGATTTTGATTCGCTTCGTTCCCGACGTGGGCTTGTAGCTGATCGCACCGGGCGTGGTGAAAAGCTGACGACCGATAAAGCGGCCCTTAAAGCTCTCAGCAAGGCCGAGATTTTCCAGCAGCTTTGCCACCAGTTTTGCATCTTTGATTTCCGACAGCGCATTGGCCGTTTGCAGATATTGCTCATGTGGATTGACGGCATCAATGTGCTTTTTCATCACGCTATCGGTGTAGGCTTTCACCTCGATCACCGCATCATCCACATATTTACGCGTCGCCAGCACAACGGACGGATCAATTTTCAGCGTTACGGCGCTGGTGCTGTTCACGATAATAATCATGCGCACCGTCTGCGTACGCCCGCTGCCCTCGGCAAGCTGCGGCTTGTAGGTCTCTGCGCAGTTCGCCACCGCAATCAGTACGCCGTCAGCGTCATAGAGACCAATTTCACGGATCCAGAAACCGCCCTCGCTCTCCGGGATTATCTGCTCGGCAATAATCTGGCTGCTGTTCGCTGCGTCAATCGACAGCGAGTTGAGCTGTGCGCGTCGCTTCTCGCCGATAAGCTTTGTCTGGGCCGGGTCTGGCGTGGGCAGCGTACCGCCACCGTCACCAACGGCCATCTCTTTAAGGTCTACTTTAGTGCCGAGCGCGGCGGCGTTCGCCAGCTTAGCCGCGCCCTGATTGGTCAGCAGGGCAAAATATTTTGTCGTCATGCGCTCACTTCCGTCAGGTCGATAAGATGCACCGCCGCACCGGAATACACCGGCCCGCCGACGCTGATAAGTTCAGGGGTGTAGGGATAAACGGTCAGCTCGTCACCGCTGTAGCTGGCGACGGCAACCGGGATTGCGCCGTTTGCATCAAGATTGATGGACAGGCCGATCAGATGGCGGCTGCACGGTTTAGCATCCGCGATTAACCGTTCCAGCTCGTTGTACATCTCTTCGGTAATGCCGGTATCAAGCACACCCACATCAAGCCGGAACGTACCTGGCGTTTCGTTAGTCTTCCACCATTCGATAACGCGGATCAGATATCCCAGCGGCTCAACCACGCGACGGATAGCGCCGATGGTTCCTTTATGGCGATGCACGTACCGTGCGGCAGTAACAACGGCGCGCTTGGTTGATTCACTCCAGCCAGAATCCCAGCGGTCAACAGACCATGCCCACGCCAGATAGGGCAGCAACTGCACCGGGCAGGCTTGCGGGTTCCAAAGCTGTCGCAGGGGCACATTCATCGTGCTGAGAGTTGCCAGCGCTTCAGCAGCGGCGACTTCCAGTGAAGATGAGCCCGTGGGCAGCAGGCGATCACTCATCCGAGCCTCCCACGGTCAGCGTGTAGCCGGTGCAATATGCCGCCTGCGTCTTGTCCAGCACCACATCTGCGACAGGCTGAATCAGGTTGACGCGCTGCACGCCCTCAACGTGGATAGCCGCATACAGTGCAGACAGGCGAATGTCGCGGCCCAGCCGTTTCTGTGCCGTCACGTAGGCCGCGAGTTTTGCCTCAGATGCCGCGCGGATGGGTTCAGCCTCCGGTCCCGGATAGAGATAAAGCTCAGCCTCGATGGCGTAATCAACGATCTGCGCCGACTGCACGCCTACGCGGTCAGCCACCGGGCGCACGTTCTCATCGTTAAGCGCGGCATCCACCACCGCCAGCAGGTCGTCGGCAGCGGTGCCATTCCCCTCGCGCGCCAGCACGGTTACCGTAACAACGGCGGGCGATGGACTGATGGCGGACGCATCCGCCACTCTGCCGTCGGCGCTTCGGGCGTGGTACTCATATGCGCCGGTCGGCCCGGCAACGCTTAAGCCCTCGAATGCAGCGGCAATACGGGCGCGAAAATCGTCGTTACTTTCCATCACCGCCGCCGTGGGCGGGATGGTCGTTTCATCTGCCGCTGTAATGGTCAGGCGTTCAACGCCATTATTCGCACCGAGCTGATCGAGATCGTCGTCAAGCGCATAAGCCACCATCACGGCCTTAGCTGCTTCGTTGATGCGCTGGCGCAGAATCACTTCGCGATAGGCGTTTTCCTGCAGCAGCTTCACGATGGGTTCAGATTCAAGCGACAGCGTGCGGGCGACAGCGGCCTGCTCTTCTTCCGGGTAGAGCGAAATCAGCGTGGCTTTGCGCTCTGCCAGCAGGGTTTCATAGTCCAGCGTTTCCACCACGTCGGGCGCGGGTAGCTGGCTCAGGTCGATAGTTGCCATGTTCTCAGCTCACAGGAACGGTTAAGGAAAAAGGCTGTGTCGTGTCGGCGCGGTTGCCGGTCAGCTCAACAACCATGCCGCCGTTAAAATCAGAATCGAAATTGATGCCGGTGAGTTTTACCCGCGGCTCCCACTGCAGAATCGCCATATAGCAGGCGGACATAATCTGCAGGCGCAGCGATTCGTTTTGCGGCTGGTCAATCAGTGCCGACAGCAGCGAGCCGTACTTGCGCCGCATCACCCTGGAGCCGAGCGGCGTTAAAAGTATGTCGCGCACTGACTGGCGGATATGGTCGAGGTCGTTAAGCGCATCGCCGGTCTCCCGGTTCATACCGATGTATTTTGCTGTCGTCATTCAGGACCATCCGTTCTGCTTCCGCCACGCAGCACACCGCCGTGATCGTGGTCATCCACAACAACGCCGTTCGAATCGAACTTTCCGCCGCTGTGCTCGACGTTGCCGGTCATCTTGCCGCCCTCTGAAAACTCAAAAGTTTTGGCTTTCAGGTGCGCCGAGCATTCAACCTCGGGGGTACTCAGCAGAATTTTTACTGCCGCCTCAATGGTGGCGGTTTGGATGCCGGTTGCTTTGAGCGCACCCGTATCCGGCTCGTACTCGATTACGGCGCCATCAGGAAATGACCAGTGCAGTGCATCAGCCGATGCGGAGGGGGCGGGATTGTCATCTGAGAAGATGCCCGGCAGCACAAACCCGGTATCGAGTTCACCGCCGAGGCATAAAACGAGCACCTGCTCACCCACTGACGGCGCGTTCCATGAACGGGTTTTCCCGCTCGCGCAGACAGCCAGTGAAGCCAGCCAGTAGTGTTATTCCCTGTATCCACGCGGCATAACCCGTCGTCCAGTTTGACGGCGGACACGGTGCCAATGCGGACCAGGTTGCGCAGCAGGCGCAGGATTTCGGAGAGTTGTTCGTTCATCTCTTAATATTGAGTTCATAAAAGGCGATTGCCAATTGATAGGAGTTTGTTGTTATATGACACTACAAAGTAGTAAATTGTTGGGCTATGAGAAGATAAGTACGCTGTTAACACTCTGCACATATAACATTCAATCGGGATTCTCACGTTTTCGAATTGGCATTTGCCAAGGAGGCATAATTGGTTGGCGCGAAGACATTAGCATTTAACGCTGCTGCAATTTTAATTGGAGTGTTGGGTGGACTATCAGCAGTAGTAACTTTGTTTGTTGATACTGATTCAAAAGTTTCCATCAAATGGTTGTTGTTGATAATTCTAATATCAATAACTTTACTAGTTATAGTTATGAAGTATGCTTCGGATATTTCAGCTGAAAAAAACTCCGAATTGAAATTTTATGAGAAACCAATAGGGAAACTTGCCAGTGAACAAGTTTTAGTTATTCGGGTTAATCCTTTGTTTAATTATCATTCGCTAGTTGGCGGGTATTTGGTTAATGACGAAATTGAAACTATAGCATTCATTGGTTATGTTTTTCACATACAAGAAAAGATGTCGCAGATAAAAATCATCAATGTAATTAACAGTAGTGGTATTAATTTTTTTGATGCGGATGTTTTAAGTAAAATAATAATTCGTCCAGTTATTCCTTTTGCAGTAATGAAATCAATAGAGGCCATTAATGAATAATAAAAATTTCGCTAAAGTGGCATTAGTCAAAGATGCTTTTAATGCTGTCATCAACAAAGGCTCATTTGATGGCGTGTCAGTAAATGATGAGTTCGTTATATATAGAGTTGGGCAGGAAATTATTGACCCTGAATCGGGAGAGTCTCTAGGAGCCTTGGAGGAAATTCTTGCCAAGGTTAAAGTTACACATGTTCAAGAGAAAATTTCAACGGTAATTTCTAATGAGTTCATTAAGCTTCCCAATAAAACTGAGATTAAAAAGATAGTTAAAAACTCAAATGCAGGCATGTGGGGCGTTATAACTGGGGACGGAGCTCAAGAAATAACAACCACAACACCTGGAGAACTTGAAATGAAAACCTTAGATTTCATTAAAGTTGGTGATAGTGTAGGTAAAACATTATGACATCCAGCAGCCGTTAATTTTTAACGGCTGCTTACTTAATCCTTCTGTATGATATTAAGGCTTAAATTTTTATAAAAGCATACTGTCCATTATTCAAACCTATTAGCGGCCTTTTATCGTATGTTATCTCTTTAGCACCACTATACGGACGTTCTCGTAGACTATAATGATGTATCTGCACCATGCGCACCCGATAAACTCTAACATCGCTGCATTTGAGGTTGCCTGCGCTTTCAAGTATTTCGCCGTGCGAAGTTTGGCGAACATTTCACGCTTCAGTCCCCTTATTGCTGCGTATTAGCTGCGCTTTGCGCGGCTTGAAGGACGTGCCATCCGGTGTATGCGGACGTTTGATATAATGCTGTTGGCTGGCGTGCAGCAACTATAAGATGTTGCACGCTATCTTATTAAGCGATGACGGCGAAACAGAGGCTAGTCCGCATTCCCAAATGAAAAGATTTTGGTCCTCAATCAACGCACTTTGTTACTTTCTTTTAATTAGTTCTCGATGGGCTTTTAAAAGGTTGCCCAATCCCTTTGGACCTCGGGTTATCATACGGTGTATTTCTTCATCAGAAAATCGTCTTGTTTTTAATGGGTCAATATAATATTCCGGCCATGCCATAAAATTATATATTTCTACCAATGAAGCTTCTGCGATCGGTGATCTATCACTATGTGAGTGCATGATTAAATGTTTTGGATTTTCTGCATAAAAATCAGATGGAAAATCTATAACTAGATCATTAAATTTCATACGCCAAAACTGCTGTTCTTCTCTATACATCACTTTGTGAGAAGACATCATGATTTTTTCGGACAGCATGATTGAAACTGACAACATTCTCGCTGTTGTCAACCAGCGCAGCCTGTCATTATCAAGCGTACCATCCTTGAAATGGTTGAGGTTTTCATATGCTTTACTAAGTTGTTCTTTAGCCTCTTTGTAATAGTCCTCAGATAAATGTCGCCTGATGTTATAGACAAAGCCAAGAGCTGCTAATTGAAAAACAACTATGGGCCAGATTATTTTCATGAATTTTTCCAACTCATCGTATGTGTTCAAAAAGGGCATGACCAATACGACACATATAAAGTTAAAAATAAGAGCAATGACAATAAAATTGAAGGTGATATTCATGAAACTAAAGGGCTGGAAAAAATCTATAAGTCTTGTTGTTGTAAAGTTACCATTGAAAAACTTCATTTCTTACCTACTCCATGAATGCAAAAACTAACTCATCATAAATCATTTTTATATCGGTTGCGCTAAATCCTAGTAACTGACGCTGCTCATATTGTATTTCTTCTCTGTCCCTCGATGGCCTGTCACGCAGGCCATAATGATGCACCTGCGCTATACGCTGCACGCGTCCGGTAAACTCAACTACTGCTTCATTTGAGGTTGCCTGCGCTTTCATGTATTTCGCGGTGCGGAGTTTGGCGAACATCTCGCGTTTAACCCGGCCCTTTTTGCTGCGTATTGGCTGTGCCTTGCGTGGCTTAAAGGGTGTGCCGTCTGGTGCCTGCTGGCGCTTGATATGCTGCTGCTGGCTGGCGCGCAACTTCTTCGCGATGTTGCGCGCCATCTCTTTGCGTGATGATGGCGAAAGGTTGCCAATCAACGCATTCAGCCGGTCATTGACCAGTTGTAAGTCACTCATGTTCGCCACTCGCTAACCAAATCACCGCCCGCATAGAGCTGAACGGGCCGCGCATCGTTTTCCGGCAATGGATTTTCGCCAACGTGATTAACGTGCAGTTCATCACCCACGCGCTTGACGATCACCCGCTCGCTTAATTGCAGGTCAATGCTGATGTCGCTGGCCGTATCGCTGATCACATCCGCCTTGAACGTGAAGCCGGTCTGCTGCTTCTCTTTCGTTGCCATGATGTCGGGTTCATTCACGCGCAGCCATTCCAGCATCGGCACAACCAGCAAATCGATATCGCCGGTGTAATCAGTGATCACCATGTTCAGCCGGTACTGATATTCAAACGACAGCGAGGCGGCGAGCGTTGAGACTATGCGCCCGCTGTCGATAAACACATTCAGGCTGTCAGGGTTGCGCTGCAGCAGCGGCACGCTGTCGGTCAGCGCCTTGCGAAGTTGTTGAGGTTTCAGCATCGTGTTGCTCCTGGCACTCTTTAATGATTTCAATCTGCAGCCCGCAGGAGGCGAGCGCCGCCTCAAGCTGCCGGTTATCCGCTGCCAGATCGCCCGCCGTTCTCAGGCTATTTCCTGGCACCGGGCAGCTTGTCACGCGTGGGCAGCCAATCCAGATAATCTCTGGCGCTGGTGAAGGCGGGACGGGTGTGCAGCCTGATAACATCATCAGGCAAAGCAGTAACAGACCAGTCACGGAGTATCGGGTTTGCATCGGTTTCCCTCTGTATGTGTGCTTCTCGCGTCAGCGCCCCGGCGCTGGCTTTGCCCTGCATCAGCCGCAGCGTGGCTTCGCGTTTCTGACCTTCGTTGTTTTCAGTTTTAAGCCGGGTAATGGCTCTATCCCGGCTTTCGATACCGGCGGACAGCGTGCCGATAACCCGCTGTGCACTCGCCAGCTCATCGCTGGCAACTGACCAGCGCCAGCCGGTTAACGCCAGCGCCAGCAGCGCCACGGCTAAAAGGGTTCCCGAAATGCGGATCACATTGCCCCCTTCAGGCACCATGCCAGCTCGCGCACGCGGCGGTTATCCAGCCCCTGATTAAACACGCCTTTCACGTATACCCAGCGCGGCAACTGATAGCAGGCTTCGCGCCAGCGGCTCTGGTTCAGCAGCTTCACCATCGTTGAGCTGCAGGCATTACCGGTGCCGACGTTGAAGGCTAGCGACACCACGGCGTCGTAGACCTTTTGCGGCACCTTCACGAACAGGCAACGCGTTAGCGACTTTTCAGTGCGCAGCACGTTGGCGATAAACGTGCCCGCCGCCTGGCGTTCTGTGATGTTTTTACCCGGCACCACGCCAACCGTATTGCCGATGCCGTCCGTCCATTTGTCCGCGTCGCACTTGTACGGACTCAGGCGACAGCCTTCGTAATCGGCGATCAATTTCAGTCCCTCAACTGAGGTGTGCAGTTGCTGAAAGCCCGGCAGCGTGGCGGCAATCGCCAGCACCACGCCCACCGAGCAGCGCTTAACGGTTTGCAGATTCATAGTCACTCCGGCTGATGCGGCCCGTTGCAAAAAGCTGGTAGGTTTTGCGCCGGTAATACCAGCTCACCAGAAACATGCCGACGCCGAGCACCATGCCGAGAATGGTCGCAACGTCCTGCAAATCCCACTTACCGAGCCAGCCCATCACCACGGCAATGCTGTAGGTGATAAAGGCGCTGATGCGCTCCATCGTGATGTTCATGATTCAGTCCCAAAGGTTAACGGTCTCACCCGTTGACGATTTCGGCAGCTCAGGCAGATCGACCGGCCAGCCGTGCGGCAGTATCGGCCCGGCGTCGGCGAGGCCGGGATTAGCATCAAAGACCGATTCCGTTACCTGCTCCGTGCGCCCGTAATGGCGGTAACAGATATCGTCGACGGTATCGCCCTGCAGCGCGTAAACCCGCGTCATAGCAGACTCACGATGCAGTTAGGGCGCTCACCGACGCGGCTGATGCTGAACCGCGCGTCGCGCCAGTATTCGTCGGCGCTGGCCTCAACGTCTCCGGCCTTCTTCGTGCCGCTGGCGTCATAGCCGCGATAACGCTCGGCGATGGTGGCGGCGGTGATCGCCTCGACGGCGGCGAGGTAGTGCGTGATTTTTTCGCTCACGCCGTCCAGCGCCTCCGCCGGTACGTCAGCAAGCGTTTTGAAGCCCGCCGCCATCTGGTCGGCGCGCCAGTCGTACAGCTCGGCGTTCACTTCGCTAATCGCCGTTTTCACCGCCAGCCGCAGGCGCTGCGCGGTGACGGTTCCCTCGTAGCGCAGTGATTCGCGCAGCTGCTGAAGGTCGATATCAGGCCAGAAAAAGGTGTTCTTTACCGGCGGCTCGGCAGTCTCTGCCGGTCGCTGTGCTGCAATTACCAGCGTGCTCATAGTTGGCCTCTGAATAGGTGGGCGGTGGAGGACGGCGCAGGCACTGAAAGTGCGTTGCCGTCCTGCCGCCCTGCGCGGGGTCGCGTCCGGTCAGCGGCTGGCCTGCGCCTGCTTTTTCATGGCAGTCGCCAGCCGCTCTATGTCTTTTTTCACGCCGCAGCCCTCGTTAAGCTGCAGCGCGCGTTTCAGGTGGTGCATGGCTTCCAGAGTCCCGCCCGAATCGCGATACACATACCCGGCGATTTTGTGCAGTTTGGCGCGCACCTGATCGGGCATGTCTTCGGCGTCGGTCAGCCGGATGGTTTCAAGCAGCGGCGCTATATCGACCGCCTCTTTTGCCGTCCAGGCGCGTGTCGCGGCGCTGGCCACTTCTTCGGCCAGCAGATACGGCAGGCTGTCGCGTTTAAATCCGTCGGGCGGCACCAGACCGTGTTGCAGGGCATAACGGGCGATTTCGAGCGCGCCGGTTACGTCGCCTGTGTCCAGTCGCCAGATCATGACGGTCATCACGATGGCATCCTGCCCGCCGCGCCCGCTGTTCATCACGCCTGAAATCCACGGCAGGTAGTCGGGCAGGAGCTGGCGCTTTAGCCCAGCCTTACGTTCTACCGAGTGGACTTTCTTCAGGCGACGCTTGTCCTCGTTGAGTTTCACGAGCATCTGCTCATAGCCGGTGGCGTGGCGCAGCGGGTTCGCATCCCGCTGCGATTCGGTTTCGGCCTGGACGCGCATACGATGACGGCGGGCGGGACTCAGCATGCGTTACTCTCCCGCTGCCGGGGTTTCGGTGGTGGCTGCTGCCGGTTCGCTGAAATCACCGAGTTCGATGTTTTCAATCACGCAGCCCGCCGCATAGTCCTCCACCACGTAATCCTCGTTAGCGGATTCGTAGTTTTCGATGCGGTCACGCTTCGGCACCTCTTCGATGTGGCGGCGCTGTGTACCTTCCTGCCAGTAAATCGACAGGTTATCGGTGCGGGTGATCATCATGGCGTTAGCCGGGAAGTACGGCACGCGGACGGCTGGCAGGTTGCCGATGCGCTTCTGGCTGATGATTACGTCAGCGGCAAGCTGTTCGGTGTTCGCCTGGTCTTTGTTCACAATCGGGAAATACTTGTCGGCGAGCAGCTGACGGCCCACGATGACGACCAGCTCCGGGTCTTCCTGATACCACGGCTCGATCAGGTTGTTGGTGGCGTCCATCACCAGCGCGTCGAGGTTGGCGTAATCGCCGTCTTTGCCCACGCGGATTTTGGGCGAAATCACCGTGCCGTCTTCCTCCGTGATTTTGCTCATCACACGGCTCGGCGCTTCGTTGCGGTACTTCTGCAGCCAGCCCACCGCCACGTCCTGCAGCATCGGGTTGGCTGCGCGATTGGAGGTTTTCGCGCGGTGCGTGCCGTTAAAGCCGATCATGATGCGATCCAGCGCCTGTCGCTGGATGATGGAATCACGCAGGCGAGTCTGGAAATCGTCGTAGCGCGCCCACAGGTCGAGCGTGTTGTAGCGGATGTGGAAATCGAAGTTGACCTGCGCGCACTCATAGCCCTGGCTGTCCAGCGCGGAGAAATCAGCGGTTTCGCGCTCGTCGCCGCCAGCGGTATCGGTGGTGCTGGCAATCGAGCCGGACACGCCGACGCCGATTTTTTCACCCTTCATTTCCGGCACCGGCACGATGTTGATGCGGGTCAGAAACGCGGACGATTCCTGCACGCGGGTCATCAGCTTCTGCGTGACGGATGGCTCGACGCTGAATTTCTTGTTCATGTCGTCGATTTCTACGCCGTTCAGCTCGGCGACGCGGGACATGTAGGCGTTAAATTTAAAGCGGGTATTCTTGCGCATTGGCGCTCCTGTTAATCAGTAATCGGGTTTTATCAGGCCGGGCGTATCAGCAGTCGGTCTGTACGCTGCCTTTGTTGTCGCCGCCGGTCGCAGGCGGGCGACGGTTAAAGCCGCCGTCAGTTTTCGCCAGCGTCTCCTGCAGGGTGCTCAGCGCTTCACGGTCTTTACCGGCTTCCAGCTCCAGCGCGGCGATACGATCGGAAAAGGTTTTTTCCAGCGCGGCCACCTGCTGCGAGTGGGTTTCGCCGTTCTTCTGCACCTGCTCCGCGACGGCAGTGACTGCCGCGCTCACGTCGCTAAAGCGCTCGTCGTCGGTTTTTTCTTTGCGGGTAAACAGCTCTTTCACGCGCGAGAGCAGCGACGGGCCAGCGTCGGCTTCGTCATAAAACTCGATCAGGGTTTCTTCGGCGGCGGTAAACAGGTTTTCTTTGTCCTGCTTGCGGGACGCCAGCGGGCTGGCTTTGGCGGTGGCGCTGAAGCTGAGGTATTCCGTGCCGAGGCTTGCCGGATCGTCGGTCACGGCCAGACCAATCAGATAGGCTTCACCGGTGTCGGAGAATTTCGGGTTCACTTCGATGGAGGTGTAAACCTTCTGGCGCGCTTTAGTCAGCTCGACCAGCTCCGGGGTGGGATCGATGTAGCCAAACAGCGCGAGCTTGCCCGCCAGCGGCCCTTCGGTGATTTCTTCGGCTTCGACCTTCGTGACGTCACCAAAGCGGCGGAACGTGCTGTCGGCGGCATAGCCTTTGATGTGTTCCATGTTGACGCGTGCGCCGTACACAGTGGGGTCATAGTTTTTCGCCATCTGCGAAATCCAGTCGCGGGAAATCTCGCGGCCGTCGGTGGTTGCGCCTTGCACAGCGATGCGGAAACGCTTTGCTTTAGTTGCCATTAATCAGGCTCCGGTCAGTGGGTTGGTTCGGTTCGGGGCCAGTTTCCCCGCCGCCACCCAATCCCTCAACGCATGCCCGCCCGCTCATGCATCAGCAAACAGCGAGTGCAGGCGCGCCCAATTTGCCATCGGTAGCCTTACCGGCATGAACATGACACCCGGCACCATCATCAGCGATCCGCGCCGTCAGGCTGCGCTGCTTTACTGGCAGGGATTTTCCGTGCGCCAGATTGCGGAGACGCTCGGACAGAAAACGCCGACCGTGCAGAGCTGGAAGCTGCGCGACGAGTGGGACAGCATCGCGCCCATCAGTCGCGTGGAAGCCAGCATGGAAGCGCGGTTGATTCAGCTCATCATGAAAGAGGTAAAGGGGAACGGTGATTACAAGGAGATAGACGCGCTCGGGCGTCAGATTGAACGGCTGGCGCGCGTTGAGCGCTACCGCAGCAGCGGCAACGAGGCGGATCTCAATCCTAACGTACGCAACCGCAATAAGGGCGAGCGCCAGCCGGTAATTAAAAACGTCTTCAGCGACGAGCAGACCGACAAACTCACTGGCCTGTTTATGGATGGCTGTTTTACGTATCAGCTCGGCTGGCATCAGGCCGGACTCGCGCACCGCATCCGCAATATCCTCAAATCGCGCCAGATTGGCGCAACGTTTTACTTTGCCCGCGAGGCGCTGATCGATGCGCTGACCACCGGGCGCAACCAGATTTTCTTATCCGCCAGCAAGGCGCAGGCGCACGTCTTCAAAAACTACATTCTCGATTTCGCCCGTCAGGTGGACGTTGACCTGAAAGGCGATCCGATTGTGCTGCCCAACGGCGCGCGCCTGATTTTTCTCGGCACCAACGTGCGCACCGCGCAGAGCTACACCGGCAATCTGTACCTGGATGAATATTTCTGGATTCCCAAGTTTCAGGAGCTGCGCAAAGTTGCCAGCGGCATGTCGCTGCACAAAAAGTGGCGCACAACCTACTTTTCCACGCCGTCGAGCCTGTCACACAGCGCTTATCCGTTCTGGTCTGGCGAGCTGTTCAACAAAGGTCGCCGCAATAAAGATGACCGCATTGAGCTGGATCTCTCGCATTCCCACCTCGCTAAAGGCGCGCTGTGCGGCGACGGCCAGTGGCGGCAGATTGTCACGGTTGAGGATGCATTGACCGGCGGCTGCAACCTGTTCGACATCGATCAGCTGCAGCTCGAATACAGCCCGTCGGAGTATCAGAACCTGCTGATGTGTGAATTTGTCGACGACGAGGCCAGCGTGTTTCCTTTCGCCGAGCTGCAGACCTGCATGGTCGACAGCCTGGAGGAATGGACGGACTTCAATCCGTATGCGCTGCGCCCGTTCGACTATCGCCCGGTGTGGATTGGTTACGATCCCTCGCATACCGGCGACAGTGCCGGATGTGCCGTTATCGCGCCGCCGCTGGTGAAGGGCGGCAAATTCCGCGTGCTGGAGCGCCACCAGTGGCGCGGCATGGATTTCGCCGCACAGGCGCAGTCGATAAAACAACTCACCGAAAAATACACCGTGGAATACATCGGCGTGGATGCTACCGGCATCGGACAGGGCGTATTTCAGCTTGTGCGCCAGTTCTTCCCGGCGGCGCGCGAAATCAAATACTCGCCGGAAGTCAAAACCGCAATGGTGCTGAAAGCGAAGGACACAATCAGCAGCGGGCGGCTCGAATACGACGCGGGCCAGACCGATATCACGCAGTCGTTTATGGCGATCCGCAAAACCATGACCGCCAGCGGCAACCGTTCAACCTACGAAGCCAGCCGCAGCGAGGAAGCCAGCCATGCCGACGTCGCGTGGGCAATCATGCACGCACTGCTTAACGAACCCCTTACCGCTGCCAGCGGCGGCGATAACCCTTCATTCATGGAATTTTACTGATGAGCAAACGCAAAGACCGCAGAGCATTTACTGCTCAATCCAAGCCATCACCGGCAGCGCATCAGCCGTTCGAGGCGTTCAGCTTCGGCGAGCCGACGGCGGTACTCGATAAGCGCGATATTATGGATTACACCGAATGCATTCATAACGGGCGCTGGTACGAGCCGCCGGTCAGCTTTCACGGGCTGGCAAAAAGCCTGCGCTCGGCGGTGCACCACAGCTCGCCGCTGTACGTTAAGCGCAACATTCTGGCTTCAACCTTTATCCCGCATCCACTGCTTAGCCAGCAGGAGTTCAGTAAGTTCGCGCTGGATTATCTGGTATTCGGCAACGCCTTTGCCGAACTGCGCCGCAACACGCTCGGTCAGCCGCTGCGACTGGAAACATCACCGGCCAAATATACGCGGCGAGGAGTGGAGGAGGGCGTTTACTGGTTTGTCGGGGAATGGAAGGAGGCACACCAGTTCGATACGGATCAGGTGTTCCACCTTATCGAACCGGATATTAATCAGGAGCTGTACGGCCTGCCTGAATATCTCAGCGCGCTTAACTCCGCCTGGCTGAACGAGTCGGCTACGCTGTTCCGCCGCAAGTATTACCAGAACGGCGCACACGCCGGGTACATCCTGTACATGACCGACGCGGCGCAGAGTAGCAGCGACATTGAGCGCATGCGTCAGGCAATGCGTGACACCAAAGGGATCGGCAACTTCCGCAACCTGTTTATGTATGCGCCTAACGGCAAGCCGGATGGCATCAAGATTTTGCCACTCAGCGAAGTGGCAACGCGGGATGACTTTTTCAACATTAAGAAGGCAAGCCGTGACGACCTGCTTAGCGCGCACCGCGTGCCACCGCAGATGATGGGCATTATTCCGGATAACACGGGCGGATTTGGTGATGCGGTTAAGGCTGCACAGGTGTTTGTTAGAAATGAATTAACGCCGCTGCAGGAGCGGATTAAGGAGATAAATCGCTGGTTTGGATTAGAAGTCATTAAATTTAATGAATATTCTCTTTGAACTAATAATGCTTTGAGTGTGGTTTTATAATTATTCTATATGCACATTTTTGAATGCAATTAATGATGATTTAGGCCGTCACGAACCTATGTGACGGCTTTAATTTAAATGCATTCTGAAAAAACTTGACCCATGCGTTCCCCATCCAGGTTGTTTAATATTTCTTTAGCGAGGTTATCATCGACATCATTATCTTTAAGAGTGTATGAAAATGCATGGTATTTATTTTTTTCATGGCAGTGGAATTTATAAATGCAATCATCGTAATGGCCATATATCTTGTCCTTAACCATGACTCCATTCCTCAATGTGTAACGTATTTTATCAATGCTTAGAGGCATTCCGCTTTCAACTTTATTATTTACAACTTTATCTTTCACTCCATGTTTAGGATTATGCTCATAATGCCACATTAGATTTTGTACATCTTCAGACTTATGGATGTTATATATAATCTTTTTCCCATATTTTGTACTGTCGATTTGAAACTTATTATACGCGCTTAAACTGTTATTCTCCATCGAGACAAATAATGCACCAGCTTTAGAGTTGCATGCACAGTCAAAGCAGGTGTTATTAACTTCCCCCCAACCATGAGCATTAATAATTTCACCAGGTTCACAATGAGAGTTTTCAACGCTTTTTTTAGGTTTTCTGAAAATAATCGAATGGCAAATTCTTTTTATGTCTTTATCGTTAGCTTCTGCATCTTGTAGAATAGCAGTCAAGAAGTGTTTTAATGTAATATCTTGATAAAGTATGCGTTCAAGGATGGAATCATGAAAGTAACCATCTTCATTTTCAGCTATCTGTTTAGCCTCAACAAAAGTTTTTGTCATTTGTTTTAATAAAATTATGGCGTCTTGTTTGTCTTTACATTGCCCATTAATTGATAAATCATTGAGATATAGTTTCATTAGAATAGTTTCACTAAGTCCTTTTCGATTTGATCTAAGAGACCTTTGTCACTGTCGCTTAAATTACCATCTTCATCAATGTCGATTTCTGTGATTACTCTAAAGCCAAACTCAGATCTTATTGAGTTTATTTTTACATGTCCTGTTTCTATAGATTTTTCTTTGGAGTAAACTCTTGTTCCATTTAAAATGTGATCACTATGAGTTTCAATTATCACTTGGATTCCATTTAATGATGCAAGAAATAAAAAATGAGAAAGTTTAGATTGAGCTTCAGGATGTAAATGCACTTCAGGATTTTCTACAATGAGAATCCCGCCTTCTTCAGTGCAAAGTGCTGCGACTATTATCGGTAAAACATAGGTTAATCCGAATCCAGTGTTAATAGGTCTGATTGCGTTTGAGTTTCCTTCTGATGAAAAAGTATTACTAACTTTATCCATAGCTTCATTACGCTTAATATCGATATAGAAGTCTGGGAAAATATTTTTCATGGCCTCTTTGACTGCAATATCAAGATTCGTGTCAATTTTATCAGGAATATCTACATCGCCAACTTTTTCTAAAATTATAGCATTGGCTAATTTTTTATTTAAAGCAGGCTTATTACCAAATCGTGCAAGTATTGGAATAGCGTTCTCGCCATAAATACCTATGTCAAGATTTGTGTCATGGTAATAATCATCATGAGTTATTTGAGGGCCTAATCGATAAGCGCTAAGGTAAACCATGCTTTTGGTGAATAATGAATGTGAAAAATCGTGATGCTCAAGTGGTAATGAAAAAGCAGAAAGATCAATTTCTTTTAGTTTATGAGAAAACATAACATTATCAATTGAAATTGAAAATTCATCTCCTGATGCATTGTGACAAATGAAGTCTTCACCATGACCCAGAGAAAAATATTTCCCCATGAGCTTAAGACTTACAAAATGGTCTTTATCTTTGATTGATTCATAGCTTTGCCTTAGGAGTAAAAGGCTCTGAATTGCCGTAGATTTCCCAGCAGAATTAGCTCCACAGAATATAGTAAAATTTGCAAGATTAAAGTTGGCGCTTGTGAAACATTTCACATTATTTAATGAAAGATTAGTGATCAAACCTAGCTCCTTTTAAACTTTGAAATAGTAACTTACTGCTTCTTTTTGTTTCAAGATAAAGATCGAATGATTTTCCTTGGTTGATGTTTAATTTCTCCCCATTCATGAATCTAATGAAATATCCAATAAATTCGCCCATGCTCATCAGTTCATGCCTAGGGTTTATATTTTGGTTGTGAAGGAAATTATATGAGTTAGCCTTTGTGTCGCTAATTATTAATATTTGGGTGAGATTATTAGAATGTAAGAAGTGTTGTATTTGACTGTAGACGTAATTAATTATATTCTCTCGCTGAAAGAATGTGTCGTTCAAATAAAAAGATGAGCGATCAAGCAACTCACTGATTGACTCGTGTTGTTCTTTTTGAGGGAGATACCCATCTTTAATCAAGTTTAAAGTAATAATGTAGAGGATAAACTGCTCTGACAATGTTTTGAATGTAAATTCTCTAAAATGCGTAGGGTATGTTTCACTGCTAAAATAAAATATTTCATCAAGTAAGTAGCGAAGTTCACCAACAATTGAATAAAAATTAGGGTATGCATAATTTCTTGCCGTTTGCACAAGGAATCTAGTATTGTTGGAATTTATTCTTTTGTAATATTCGAATTTAAGTAAAGGGCTAGTGTCATAACTAACAATAATAAAATTGTTTGGGTGTCTTTCATATAAAATTGCTTGATCTTTATATTGTAAGTTTCCATATCTCAATCCATTGAGATGCGAAGCAACCTGTAAATCTTTTAATTCAAAGCTGTTATTTGTAAAATCCATTAATGCTAGTAATCTTTGAGTTCCATCTAAAATAACTTGGTTGCCAAAAATATTTTCCTCACAAATTATATTGTTGGTTGGAAGACCAATTAATATAGATTCAATAAATCTACTTTTTTGAACTATAGACCAAGGCGAATGAGTTTTAAATGGAGGCATTACTTCAATTTTATTATGACTTATCAACTCTAATAGTTGCGATGTTCTTAATGTAAGGGTCTTAAAACGGAACCCCCAATCCATACTGTTATAGTTAATAAAATTACTCACAATTCGCTCCTGACTAATGTCACTCATGCTCAGAACTTAATACTTACATAACTTTATCATAGATTATTGATTTTACTCTATCGCGCGCAATGCTTTCCCCGCCACGCCTGCCCGCTTTGTGCATCGTTTTTAATGCATCTGCATGCCACACCTCATACCGCGCCAGCCATGGGTAGAAGGGCGATTAGCGATCCTGTTTGGATCATGCAAAATCACGCATGCACATGCGTTCTGCTGCAGCATCAAAAAAGCCACCGAAACGGTGGCTAAGTCGCAGTGCTGAAACTACTGGCGATCATTCTGCCTGGCAGTAGATAGCGTCCTGGTAAAGTGAGGTGTCAATCGAACCGGCCATGTCACTGATCATCGACAGTGCCATCTTTAGTTCATCTTCCTTGCAGTGTGCAATCAAAGAGACGTCGGCGATAAATTGGATTCTGGCTACAGTCTCGCTCAGATTATCGATGTCCATCAGCTAATTAACTCCCTATCAAATAAATATACTGTATGCATAAACAGTACCATGGCGTTAAGGAATCGTAAACAATCGTATGGCTCGGATTAGTCCGACCGATTGATTATTGAACATTACTGCTTTTTCGATGCTGAGCGGCCAATGCTTCGAACCGCTGCAAAGGGGTAGACGGTTTTCTACGATCAACGAAAAGATGGCCGCTTGTTCCACTCCAGAATAATTGCGCGCCAACTTTGAGCTTGTGCCCCCTCATCATGCGCGTAACTTCACCTTCGGAAAGGGTTAGGCGTGAGACATCATAAAAGCTGTCTTTGAGCTGCTTACGTTGATAACGATATTTATCAGGAACCGGCGCCTGTCGTTTTTTTTGCGGTTTTGCAGGCGTACTTTCATGCAATCTCTTCAAAATACGTCTTCTCTCGGCGCGGGTCGGTGAGCGCGTGAAGTCGATAGGAGGATCATCATCCGGCGGGGCCGTACAGTTATTGACAGAACTCCAAGAGGACGCGGACGCGCCCTTAACGTCAACGGCCAAATCAACGGCACGCTTCGGCACAATCTTCCATTGCGTCAGTCTGGTTAGAATCGGCGTATCTGCGCCAGCCTCTGTTGCATACACGCCTTTGATGCGCATGGTTTCCTCGCCATAGGCATTTAGGTCTTCACTCGGTTGATACCATGTACGTACGGCCAGTTCATCACGACGAACAAATGCGCCGCCTTGTGCGTTAACGTAGCCAGCCCAATCGCCAGCATCTGCTGCGTCATGTGCAGCAGCGAACTCGATGCTGAGTCCGTGTGCGGTTTCGCTGTCTGCCATGCGGCGCAACTCGCGATAGACAGTAACCGGTGCGCCGCCAATGAACTGGAACTGACGAATGTGCCAACGCGCCGCCCATGCTGAAACGGCTGAGGCAGTTTCTTTCAGCTCTTTGCCGCTCTCGTCGTCCAGCTCGCCGTCGAGCGCATAGCCATCGATATTTTTTGAGATGTATTTCGCCACGTAGCCGGTGGCACTGCCTTTATCGGGATCGATAGCTTCCGCATGAAAGCGCGCTCTGCGGGCCTTTTCGGTGGTTAGTTCAGTGCCATCTTCGCGCCATGCATAGTCGCTGATTACCTCACGCACCCGAGCAACATTTTCAGGCAGCATAAACATCAGCATGTGCCAATGTGGAGTTGCATCGTGATGGGGTTCGGCAACACGGATGCCAAAGATGCGGATTTCTTCGCGATGCAGCTTGGCGCGAATTTTCTGCCACACGTTGCACAGATAACACTGCGTGTCTGCCGGGCTGGCACCATTCCACTTGCGGTTACGATGACCGGTCTTGATAGTGGCGTGGTAGCGAGAAGGGGCAGTGACCGTGTAAAACTCGCCGACAAAGCCCATCTCGTTGCAAATATCTTCAAATCCGCGAATGCGATTCATCAACTCGCAGCGCTTAATAGCGGGATTCGAAACGCTGGAATCAAACTTGTCGATTAAGCTGATCCTCTCGCCGGTTTCCTCGTTTTCCAGCGCAAGCCCTTTAAGAAACTCACGCGTGCGGCGCTTTTGCTCGCGCCATTCCGACACTGTCATATTGCTGGCATAGGGTGTGTGTTTCTTGCTGACATTGGCGAGGGCAATTTGCAGATGTTCACGCCAAGACGCTGCAATACGACGCAGGCGTCCTTTCCACCATTTCTCGGTCTGCATGCGCATAATTTCGGGTGTGACTTTTTCTGGCTCAAAGAATCGGGACGTGACTTTTTCCCACAACGGCGGTGTCTGGTTGAATTCGCGGGTGATGGCGGCAGCGGTCATGTAGATGCGGTGCGCGTATTTGTAATCTGATTCGTTGGCAGATTGAGCATGCGCCTGTACCAGCTCAGCCAAGGTAAAGTTGGCAACGTCACCTGCCAGTAAATCAACATCGGCGCGAGCCATATCAGGCAAGCGATTAAAACGACGCATTAATTCCCATAGTGCACCGCTGGCTCTTGCTGCACCGATCTCCTTTGCGGCATTTTCTGTCAGCAAATTAAACGTGCCGGCCTTCATTTCGTCGAGCCGGTATTTTGCATTCACACATTCGACGCGTGGCAATGTGCGCTCAACAAAAGTCTTCGTTAAGTACGCATTGGCACGGGCAATGCCCTGTGATTTTTCCAGTTCGGCGACGCGCCGCCTGACATCGAGCTGAATCAGCGTTGGCTGCTGGGCGAGTAACTGCTCAGCATGCGCCAAAGCCGCAATCAACTGATCGCGGCTCCGCAGTTCCTTATAAGTAGGATAGGGACTGGCAATGGCTTCCCGTGGAGCATTCCACGGGTAAGCATAATTCTCTGCCATCAGGCTTTAGCCTGCAGATGTTTTCCGCGCTGCTCTTCAATCTCCTGACAAGAAACGCAGCGAGTAACGCCAAGATAGGCGCGACGACGCAACTCCGGAATTGGGGCATCACAGTCTTCGCAGAAAGAAGCGCTAATCGCAGGGGCGCGGTTGACGATGAGCGCGATGTTACGTTCGAGCATTTCTTCGGTGCGCTGCTGCACAATATCCATTGAGTCGGCCATTAGTGCGCCTCCGCAATTTGTGTCTGCAGTTTTTCAACTTCTTGCTGTAACAACTCAGCAGCCTCAACACATGACATTTCCTCACGGCGAATAGTCCAGGCAAGCACATTGAGGCGTGAGATCATTAATTCTGCTCGGTTGCGACGTTCCTCTTTTCGTGCGTCATTGAGCATCATGTCGAGTTCGATGTACGACTCAGTTTGTATGGCTTCCAATAATTTACGTTGCATGTAATTTCCTGTTTTTGGGCAAAGTGAATCCCGGCGGGTTTACGCCAGTTAATTGCTTTGGGTTATTTAGTTAGAAAGCGTCATTCGCTTGGGGAATAAACTCACGACGGCTTTTAATTGGTTCATTGCACGTATGACGGCGGTTTTTTCATCGGTGCTTAATTCGCTAAAATCGGCGCTGTGTCGTTCTTTGCCAATATTTGCCAGGAAAAAGATGGCGCTTAGTGCGCGCTTATTGTCCTGATAGTTGCTGTCTCTAACATCACGCATTGAGTCGAAGAATCGCGATAAATCCTGTTCACTGTCGCCGCCCTTAAATTGCGAGCGTAACAACGCAACGTGATTGAGTGCCGCGACACGTTGACCGGCGCTCAGTTCGACAAGCATTGAATCGCCTTCGATAGCCATGCTTTGCCTCTCTTGGGGGTTGCTTGAGTTCGTGGTGCGCTTGAAACCTCTTTAACCGGATGCCAGCGCTTACCGTTATCACCTAAAATCCAGCCATGTCCGTAAGACATTGATGGGCTGCGTCTTTTGAGCTGTGCAGCAAATGAAATCATGACTGCACCTCAGACCACGCCAAATGACGCGCCAAGACCGCTGATCGCATCGACAGTTGAAGACAAAGCCGGGTTAGCCTGTATGCGCGCTTGAACGGCTAGTGCGGCGAGGGTTAAACAACGAATACCGCTGTTAACGTTTTGCAGCAGGCTACATTTGCAGCTAGCGCTCAATTGCTCACTGGAGATCGCGCCAGCCGCTAACTGCCCAACCTCAGCGGTGGCTTTCATCACATAGAGCGGCAGTTTGTCGTTGGCAACTTCATTGACCGGGACGCATGGCAAGCACTGGATTTGCGCAAGTAAGCCATCAATGAGCGTCGCGTCTTCGGTGACATCAGTAAGTACTAACACTTCTTGTACGGTGAGCTGATGAGGCTGATCGGGATTCAGCTTGTTACGCAGCGTTTGTGCTCGCATGCCTGCCTGCTGCGCAACGTCTTCCATGTTGTGGGTTAACGCGAACTTGCGGCAGGCATCGTCGTAATAGTTATGGGTAGAAACTTTGAAATCAAACATAG